CCACGCGTCAGCCAGGGTGGTCTGCGGAGGCCAGGGGGCCTCGTGGGTCTGGACATCGTCCGCCCAGGAGGGGACCAGCTCCCCCCCTTGACTGGACAAAGCGGGTCTTGTTGTCTGTGTCGGCGCGGTGCCGGTAGCTGATGAGGTCGTGCGTCATGTCGTGCTCCATTTCTAGGGGTTGTGGGGTGGAGGGGGCCGGAGCCCCCGCCGGTCAGAAGCTGGGGTTGCGCTTGTTGTGGTGGCCCTGGACGAGGCTCCAGGTGCCGCCCTTGACCCAGGAGCCGGTCTGGCCGCGCCGGTGGTAGCGTCCGCCGGTCGTGGTGGTGATGACCTTGAGCGTGGGGCTGATCGCCTTGATCTCCCCGTCCGGGTAGCTGTCGCCGTTGAAGCTGTAGCTCACCTGGTCCCCAACCTGGGGGAGGCGCTTGACGTCAAACCGGGGGCTGACGTAGCCACCCGCGTCCGTGGCGATGTAGGTGGTGCCAGTCAGCGCGGTTGCGTCCTGGGCTGCCACCTCTGCGTCGGTCAGGCTGTTGAAGTCGTTGCGGTTGACGATGTGGTTGCCGGCATCCCGGATGCGCGTCATCTCCGCCGGGGTGTAGCTGAAGTCAGTGTGGACTTGGACCAGTGCGCCGCCAGCGTTGTACTCAAGGTTGATCATCTCAGTGCTCCATTTCTAGGCCCCGCCAACCGGGGATAAGTCCTAACTAACAACGCCCCGGGGATAAGTCAAGCCCCCTCCGGCAACTTTCTTGTTGACCTCACGAAAAACACCCCGGCGCTTGGGAGCGCCGGGGCTTCAGGCAGGGTGGGACGCATGGAGCACCCCACGCCCAACCCGCCTTACTCGGTGGTGGCAGAGTGGATTTCGTCCACCTGCGTCGCAATCGGCTTGAGGGCCTTGGCGACGTTGCTGGAGCCCTTGTCCACGGCACCAGCAACGGCCCGGTTGGAGCCCAGGACGGCCACAGCGCTCTCCCGGATGTGACCAGCAGCCTCGCCCAGGAGCTCACGCAGCTCCCCGTCCACGCCGATCCGCTCCTCAATGATCCGCCCGAAGGCGGCACCCAGGACGTGCTCAGCGGAGGGCTCCACCTTGACCTCGTTGAGGAGGCTCAGGTGGCGCTCCATCCCCTTGGTGGCGACCAGCAGCTCACCGGCGGTGACGGTGTCCCGCCCGTTGCCGATCATCGCCAGCTTGGAGCGCTCCACCACCTCACGGATGGTGGCCGGGATGTTGCCGGCAAGGGCCTCACCCACCTCGCTCAGGTCCTCGGCAGCGTCCACCAGGCCCCGGCCATAGAGCCGCACCAGGCGCTGGACGGCCTCTGCCTCGGGGGCCTTGACCGTGATGACAGCGTCCAGGCGTCCGGGGCGCAGCATCGCCCGGTCCAGGCGCTCCACGTGGTTGGTCGTCAGGACGGTGATCACCTGGGCGTTCTTGGTGAGCACGCCGTCGATGGTGTTGAGCGGGTCGTTGCCGCGCTGGTCGCGCTCCCCGGCAACCCGGTCCACGTCCTCAGCGAACACCACCGCAGGCTGGTAGCGCTGCGCGAACAGGAGCGCCTCCTTCAGCGCCCGGACGTCATCCAGCAGGATGTAGGTCCAGCCGTTGTCGACACACACCCGGGAGGTCACGTTGGCCGTCATCGTCTTGCCGGTCCCGTAGGTGCCCTCAAGCAGCACGCCCCGGTTGAGGGGGATGTTGTGCTTCACGCACGCTGCGGTGTTCTGGACGGGGGCCCAGAGGGACGCCTTGACCTGCTCCAGCTCGTCCGGGTTGAGCACCAGCTCCTCCGGGTTGATGTAGCGGGTCTGGAGGAACTCCGGGGGCTCGCTCGTGATGAGGTCGCCATCGTCATCGGCCTTCAGGCGGATGGCCTTGCCCTTGTAGATGGAGCTGGACTTCAGGATGGTCCGGGCGAGGTTGGCCAGGTCGCGGACCACGGACGCCTCCCGCTTGCGGACGGTGCCGGAGAGGACCAGGACCGGACCCTTGGGCCCACGGGACCGGCGGACCTCAACCGGGTTCTCCACGCCGGGGAGGGTGAACTGGCCGAACGGGACCTGGACCTGCTCATCAGCGTCCGGGCCGGTCTGGACGGTCACCAGGTCCGGGGCGATGGGCCCAAAGAAGGACATCTTGGGGGTGGGGCTCGCCCAGCCATACTTGTCCTTCATGGCCATGTTCAGGGCCACCAGGGCGTCCTCGGGGAAGGCGTCCATGACCTCGTTGACGTCCAGCTCAGTCTCCTCGTCAGCAGCCTTGCGCTCCAGGGCCTCAATGGCCCTGCGCAGCGGCATCGGGCCGGGCTCGCCCGGCAGGGTGATCTTGGTGCCCTGGTGTTCGATGTCCACGTCACGCTTGTCCCAGGCCTTCTCCCCGGTGCTGCGTGCGATGGCCTCAGCCATGAGCTCGTTCATGTTGATGTTGTTGTTCATTGGATGTGCTCCATTTCTCGTGCTGGGGGCTGGTGAGCGCCTGTCCCGTTGATGTCCCCCTCACCGGGGATAAGTAGACCCTATGGACAGTGCCCTGCGGGGTCTAGCGCTTTCCCTTGCCCCCGAACTCCGCCGGGGGTAGGGTTGTTGTCAGGCTGGCCAGCCAGAGGGGGGCCTGGCACCCTCCCTGTTGGGCCTCCCTCGTTCAGGCAACAATCTCGCCAGAGCCGCCCGGGGCAGGCCCGGTTGAGACGTTCCGCCCCTGGGCCATCCTCCACATGTTCTGGACCCAGCCCACCTGTGCCTCAGCGTCCTCCAGCGCCCGGTGCTTCAGCCGGGGCTCGGGCCGGATTGCGCTCAGGGCGAGCATGGCGAGGGTGCGGGTGTCCCGCCCGGCGCTGTACTTCCAGGGCTCCCGCCTCCTCAGCCGCGTGTAGGCATTGGTGAGGATGGGGATGTCAAAGGTTGCCCCGTTGCTCCAGACGTGGAGCTGCTGCCCCTCACTCCAAAGTGGTCCCTCTTTGAGGGCTGTGATGAAGGCATCCACCTGGTCCAGGGCCTGCCCAAGGGGCGTCCCCTCCCCGGGGAGGGGGAGGGCGTCCCGCGCAGCCTGCTCCTGCATCATCCACCAATGCGTCGTTGACCAGTCAACCCGGAGGCCGTGGTCAATGCAGCTCTGGGGGTCCACGTTGATGTGGAGGCCAGGACCCAGCGGGCCGTCCCCGTCAATCCAGAAGGGGCTGAGCCCGATCTGGGCAATGGCTGCGTCACCGGCGGTGGACAGGGTCTCAAGGTCAATCATCAGGTGCATTTGAAGTCCTCCTGCTTTAACAGGCCCCTCTGTAGCAGCAACTGCGCGATGGGGTCCTGGGTTCCGATCTGGGACTGTTTCACCAGTGCCGCGATGTCTTGTAGGGTGGTGTCTGACTGGCGGAGGGCGTTGAGCCCCTCCGCCAGCTCCCGGGCCTTGTACTCGCTCCGGGTGTCCGCGACCTTGGTCCAGCCCCCGCCTATGCGCTGCTGGATGACCATTGCCCGGCGCTCCCCCGTCAGCACGTAGCTGTAGGGCTGGTCAGGCATCAGACAGCCTCCCCGTCATACAGGACCGCAGCGAGGTCCGGGGGGCTGTACAGCTCAGACTTCAGGACCCTGCCCGAGGGTCCAATCACGGGGTCACCGTTGGCGTCCAGCTTGCTCATGTTGGAGCGGTGAATCTCCATGAGGGCGGGCTCCTTGTAGTCCGCCAGCCCGGTCGTCAGGTAGGTGCCGTCAACCACGTAGCTGAGGTCACCCAGGGCGTCCAGGCACTCCACGGGGTCCCGGGAGATGAACCCCGCCGCCAGCTCCGCAAGCTCCTCCTGGATGAGCTGGAGGCGGATGAGGAGGACGCTGCCCCCCGCCTGGGCGGAGGCTGCCTTGAGCTCCTCTGCCAGCCGGGCTGCCTGCTGGTGGTAGATGGCGAGGGCAAGGTGGACCGGCTCATCAGGGATGTGCGGGGCCTCTGGTTGGCGGATGCCGAATGCCTGGTGGAACTCATCCACCAGGTTCAGCCCGAGGTCATTGGTGCGGGGCATCAGTGGAGCCCCGCACCCGAGGGGGCATCAGGGGACTTGCGGCCCAGGAGCTGGCCCAGGAGGTCCCCGATGCCGCTGGGGCGCTCGCAGCCAGTCTTGGCGAAGGCGATGCCGTGCTCAGCGAGGTAGTCCAGGTCAATGTGGCAGCAGGCGTCCTCATCCAGTCCCAGCTCGTGCTTCAGCTCGCCCTGGAGGCGCTCTGCCTGCGCCACGGCAGCCTTGTGGAGGCTGTCTGCCTGGGCCTTCAGCTCCCCGATGCGGTCGTTGGTGTCGGACATGGTCTGGTCGATGGCCTGGGCGAGCTCAAGTGCGCGCCCCGCCAGCATCAGTGTCTTGGTCACGGTGTGCTCCATTTCTGTTGCCCCCGGACCATCCAGGGGCTCTGAGAACCTTATCCCCGGGGCTGGACCTCAGTCAAGCGCCCCTAGTTGTCTGAGCATCCGGCGGATGCCCGCCCGGGCGTTCCGCTTGGATCGCCCGGCATTCCTGTTCTGGGTGCAGACGTAGAACTGCGACACCTCCCCCACTGTGAAGCGGACCTTGGCGTGTACCCCCCCGTGCTCCACGGTGTAGGGCACACCGGCCCTCTCCAGCTCCCTCACTACCCACTCAAGGCCTGTGTCCTTTGCCATCAGAACGGGTCCCGGGGGTCCTCAGCGCTGTCCTCGGGCCACTGGTAGGGTCCGCCAAACCGCTCATCCCAGTGCGCCCGGGCAGCCTCCAGGCTCGTCAGCTCATAGAACCACGCCTTGGACTTCCTGATGCGCTCGTGCCCGTACTGGTCCTGCTCACTGACCTCCGCCCAGCGCTGGAATGCCCGGGGGTACTGCCCAGGGAGCACCCGCTTCAGGAACTTCCCGAGGGCTGTGGGGGAGGCGCGGCGCATGATCTTCTGGCGCTCCGCATACAGCAGGTAATCGCGCTGGAGGTCTGCCTTCATGACCTCGCCCTGCCAGCCGTCCGCCTCAGAGAGGGTGCGGCCCTCCATCAGCTTCTCAAACCACCAGTTTTCCTCCGGCCCAAGGCTCAACAGCTTCTGCTCCTGGAGGGCCTCTGTCTTGGGGAACTGCCGCACGTCAAAGCCAGTCAGGTCCCGGGTCATCAGGAGGTGGAGCAGGGCCTCACGCCCCCCGCTGTCCAGCTCCGCCCGGATGGCCTTGAAATAGTCCTTGTTCTGCATCTGCTTGTCGCCCACGTCCAGGACAAAGAAGCGCCGCTCATCGGTTCCGGCGGGCACCACCCAGTCGCTGTTTGAGGCCATCATCAGGTGGACGTAGTTGGGGGCTGCCTCAGCGTCCACCCCCTTCCCCTCAATCATGATGGTCTCCTCTGTGACCATGGTCTTGAGGATCGCCTCGTGCTTCTTGTCCCCGGCATAGAACGCCTCATCACCGAACAGCACGACACAGTCCCGGAGGTGGGCGTTGAAGCTCCCCACGAGGTGTTTGCTGTCCGACACCTGGAGGAAGTGGCGGCCCCAGAGGGAGCCGAACGCCTTGACCGCGAATGACTTGCCGGTGCCCATCCGGCCCCGCATGACGATGGCCACCTCACCCGGGCTGTCTGGCTTCTGGACGGCCCGGGCCATCCAATTCATGTAGTATTCAAAGTGCTGCTCATTCCCACCGCACACGTTGTCGTGGACGTGCTGGAGGAACAGGTCACAGGAGCCCGGCTTGGCCTCGCATGCGAAGCCCCGCCAGAGGTTGAAGGCGTCAGCCACCTCCCGCCCGGGGGCGAACATGATTGTGCGGTACTGCCGCCGGTTTTGGTTCTGGAGCCACCACTTGCCCAGGGGCATCTTGACGTCATTGCCGTCCTTGTCCTGCCCCACAACCACCTGGATGTGCATGTAGCGGTTGCGGAAGTCCTCAAAGCTCTGGCGGCTGATCCTCTCCCTGTTCAGGGCGAAGTCCATGACCTCGCTGATCACCCGGCAACGGCCCCCGATGTCCTCAATGACTGCGTGCTCCTCGTTGAGCTTGCGCAGCCAGGGGTCAATCGCCTCCTCATGGGCCCTCTGTATCTGCCGGGCCACGTACTGCTGGGGCCGGGGCTGCTCCAGGACGTGGGCGCTGATCCCGTAGTCCGGGTCAAGCACGCACGCCGCAATCATGTCGTCCTCCACCCCTGCGCGGATGAGCTCGCATAGGACTGCGAACAGGACCTCAGAGCGGCTGGGGTACTTGGTCGGGTCATCCGGGTCATCGCCGTTGACGATGAGCATCTTGGTCCGGGGCGTCACGTTGGGTGGCAGCTCGTCAAGGCTCTCCAGCCGGGGAATGTTGCCACTGAGCTTGACCTGCGGCCCTCCCCCTCCGCCGGGGCCGGTTGTCTGGACGCGGGGGGCCGGGGTGAACTGCTTCAGGCTGTAGATGCGGGACCAGTCCACGTCCACAACCCGGGCCAGCGCCTCCACCCGGCCCTTCTTGCGCTTCTTCTCCCCGGGGACGTTGACTGTGCCCGGGAGGCGCATGATGCGGTCGATGTTGTGGCAGGCGTCCGCCTGGAGCAGGACCTCAACCTGGAGGTTGTACGCCTCCAGCGCTGCGGCCTTCTCCTCGCTCCCGTCTGTCCGCTGCTCCTCATCCAGCAGCCAGAAGCCCTGGAAGCCACCCCCGCTGTCGATGATGACGGTGGGTGGTGGGGTAAACTCCCGCAGCATCTTCTCAGCCCGCTCCCGCTCGCTCTCCAGGGGCTCACCCGGCCTCGGGTCCACGTCCACGTGGATCGCGGCCATGCCCCTGATCTCTGTTTTCTTGGGCTTGGAGCTCACAGCCTTGGTGACCGGGTTCACTGTGAAGTAGATGTTCTGCTTGCCCTGGCGCTCCTCCAGCCAGTCGCCCATCCGCTTCTGCTCCCCGGCCTGGAAGGTCGCGGTGTTGGTGCGGCCCCCGTCAACCATGATGGAGGTCAGGACCCAGGGACCCTCGGGTGCCCAGGCCTGCAGGAACTGTACTGCCTCAGATGTGTTTCCCTTCATTGGTCGCCTCTCCCTCTGGCCAGGAAGTCAGCTGCACCGCCCGGGGTCACGCCCCGGTAGGCTGCTGCGCCCTCCAGCTCTTGTTGGTTGGGGGGAGCGTCCCGTGAGTCAGCCCAGAGGGTGATCACGTCGCATCCCCGGAATATCAGCCACTCACGGCCAACCCGGAGGGTGAGCCAGCAGTTGCCGCCGTTGTGCCACCGCCGGAGGAGCCAGGTGCGCTGCTCCGGCGTGGGTGGGTGGTTGAGCTGGAGGGGTCCGCCCCGGGGCGGCCACCTGTCGGCGTGCTTCAGCTCCGCCCAGCCCTCAATGTAGTTGACGTCAGGCGTCCCCGGCAGCGCCGGGTTCTCCACACGCACGGGGTCAGTCTTGCGCCGCACCATCTCGGGCCGGAGCACGTCCCACATCTGCTTCTCACTCGGCATAGGGGGCCTTGCTCACGATGAAGGTCACGTGGTAGAAGCCATCAGGGTCTGTGGGCCCAACGATCCCGGCGTCAGTCTGGGACGGGTCGCAGGCTATCTCCCCGCCCTGGCAGACCACCGTGTGGTTGACGCCAGTGCGGCTCCTCCCCCCGAGGAGGAAGGGCAGCCCGGGGTTGGTGTAGTCCATTGACCGGAGGATGTCGTTGAGGTCCGTGTCGCCGCCATAGACAAACCAAATCTCCATCAGCCCCCGGGCGTCCAGCCACTCGTCAACGCGCTGCTTGAACACCTCTGAACCGCAGTTGTCGTGGAGGAAGTGGGGGACCTCATCCCGGTCCAGCCCGAGGAGGACGGCAATTGCCGTGCGGTGGCAGTCCCCATACAGGCCCTCATCCGGGAGGTGCCTGTTGGCCTGCTTCTGAGGCACTATCTTTCGCATGGGACCCTCTCAAACTTGAACTCATCCAGCCGGTCGGTGATGTTCATCTTGTTGGACAGGCTGTAAGCCTTGGTGATCTCGGGGTCCGGGTGGAGCCCATCGGCCAGCAGGACGCGCTGGTGGGCGCAGGAGCGCCGGAGGTCCTCAGTGTCCGCCTCATAGGACGCCCCCGAGGGGTGGCTCACCCGGAAGCGCCCAGGGCCTCGCTCTTGCGTCTCCATCAGCGGGCCTCCTGCGGCCCGGCAGCCTGGTCCTGGTATTTGCCGTCATAGGGGTGGAGCGTGGGCTCATCCAGCACGTGGAAGATGACCTGACAGATGTCTGCCCCCCGGCGGAGGCGCAGGGGCTCCCGGCTGTGGTTGGTGAGCTCCAGCGTCAGCCAGCCGCGCCATCCCGGCTCAATGACTGTGTTCTGACAGGCCAACCCGAGCCGGGCCCAGCTGCTCTTGTCGTGGACCACCCCGAGGAGGTCGCCGGGCATGTTGAACTCCTCCATGGCAGAGGCCAGCACGAACTCCCCAGGGTCAAGCCTCCAAAGCTCTTGCCCGAGCTGCGTGCCGCCCTTCACCTGGTCAAGGCGCAGGTCATACCCCGCAGGGGAGCACCCGAAGGTGAAGCGCCGCCCCTCCCACTCAACCTCTGTCCGGGGTTGGGGGTCCACCACCGGGCGTCTCCGCATGATGGACTGTCCACTGAGTATTGTCATGTCTGTTCTCCATTTCTGCTCACAGGGGAGCCTCCAGAATAGCCGCCCGGCACCTCGCCGGGAAGCTCTCACACTTGTCATACGGCCTCGCCCCACGAGGGCCCAACCTCAACATCCACGCGCATTGGCACGTTGAGCATGCGGACCTCCTCCATGACCTTGGCGGCCTCTTGGGCATACTCCCGAGACGGCACCCCGAAGTCCACCTCATCGTGGACCTGGAGCTGGAGGGGGTAGCCCAGCCGGTCCATCTCCACGATGGCCTCCTTGGTCTGGTCAGCGGAGGAGCCCTGGATGAGCCGGTTGAACGCCTTGTGCGTCCAGTCCCACTCACCGTTGTCCTTCAGCGGGAAGCGGCAGCGCCGCCCGGAGAGGGTCTTGATGAACCCCTGGGCCTCGGCAATGTCCTGACAGTGGTTGGCCATCTTGCGGACAAATGGCACCCGGCGGTCAAACGTGTCGGTGAGCTTCTGTCCCTCCGGTCCAGCTGCCTCCCAGTACCGGACCTTGTAGCCAGCCTTGCGCCCGGCCTCCGCCTTGACCATGACCTCCTCCCGGGTGGCGAAGTCCTTGAACTGTCGCCTGCGCCCGTCCTGCCAGGATAGCCTCCAGCAGGTCGGCAGCCCGAGGTCCCGGCAGAGCTTTGCCCCTCCCATCCCGTAGGACAGCCCCAGGAAGATGTTCTTGGCGGGCTTGCGCTCAATCCCGGCCATGTCAGCCATCATCTGGTGGAAGTCGGTGCTGGGGTCCTCCCTGTAGCGCCGCGCCGCCTCCAGCGCCGCCTCGTGGGCAGCCGCCCCGATCTGGGACGGGCCTGCCTCAACTGCGAAGTGGACGGCCTGCCGGGGCTCCTGCTGGGAGTAGTCAAGCGATGCCCAGAGCAGTCCCTCATCCGGCTCATAGATGGAGCGCCACATGGGTCCAATCTCCGGGTCCCGGGCGGGCTGGTTCTGGAAGTTGAAGTTGGCGGAGGACAGCCGCCCATAGGCTGCGCCCTCGCTGTCCCCGCTGCCGTCATCCTTCTCCCGGCGGAGCTGGTTGAAGGTGCAGTGGGCCCTCCCGTTGGTGAGGTGCTTCTGGACGCTCTCGACAAATGTGGAGCGCAGGGTGGCCATCTTCTTGGCCCTGCGGAGGTGTTCGCCTATCGGGTGGTCAAGCCCGTCCAGGACGGCAGCCGTGACGCTGTCCTTGCCGCTCTTTGCGGTCTTGGGCAGCTCCACCCCGAGGCCCCGGAGGACCAGGGCCAGGGCACCCGTGTTGGTGATGTCGGTCAGGGCGAGGCGGTGGCCTGCGGGGGTGAACTCGTTGGCCGCGTCAATTGCTGCCTGCTGCTGGACCCTCGCCCAGTCACCAACCTGCGCCAGGCGGTCCTCGTTGACCTTCACGCCCCTCCGCCTCATCTTCACGAGGACGGGCAGCACCCGGCTCTCCAGGTTGTAGACCTCCCACAGGTCCTGCTCCTCAATCTCCCGCTCCTGCCGCCGGAGGAGGGTCAGGGGGAGCCGGGCGTCATGCTCAGCGTAGGGTCCCACGAACTTGCTGTGGAGGGACCACAGGCCCCCCTTGGCTGACCGGCCCTTGTAGCCGTAGGCAGCCAGGGCCTCCATGAGCAGGCCCTCATCCTTCCCGGGGATGCCCCGGCGCTCGCTGATGGCCCCCAGGCTGTAGCTCATGTGGAGCTCATTGATCAGGGGGTCAGCCACCTGGACATCCCGGAACCACTCCACCTCGGGGAACTCAACGCCCTCCTCGGCAAGGAAGTCCAGGTCATAGCCCAGGTTGGCCCCGCACAGCGAGCCGGGGAACTTCTTGGCCATGTCCCGGACATACCGGATGACCTGCTGCGGGTCCAGGTTGCCCCCGTCCCCGTGCCTCATGGGCAGGTAGAAGCCGGGGCCGTCCTCAATGGCGAAGCTGATGCCTGCGATGAAGCCGCCCCGGCGGACGCCTGGGCCCATCGTGGTCAGGTGGTCGTCCCGGGTCTCAGTGTCAAGCCCAACACGGCCCCTCCCCCAGTCCGTGGGGAGGTCGGCCATTGAGGGGGGCGTCCAAGAGCTGTCAGGAGTGAACAGGGGCAATTGTGCGTGCAAGGCGGGCCTCCAGCTTCTTCACTCTCTTGTCATCCATCGCGCCCACCTTGTCGCGGGCGTGCCTCACTGTTGTGCGGTCGCGGCCAAAGAACCCCCCGATGGAGGTCATGGACTGGGACGGGAGGAGGCGGGTGGCGAGGTACATGGCCACCATCCTCGCCAGCGCCACGTCCTTGCGGCCCCGGGAGCGGGCCAGCAGCGCATGCCTCTGCTGGCCGTACTCACTCCCAACCGCCTGTAGGATGCGGTCAAGGTCTGTCACTCGCTGTCCCCCTGGTATCCGAACGGCTCCGCCTGGCCGGTGTTGTCGGGCCGGGGCGTCCGGGCGTCCTCCGCCATGGCCGTAACGAGGTCGATGGCGTCAGTCAACCAGCCGTTCTCCCGGGTCCAGCCGTCCACGAGGGCGATGATGTGGGCCTCGGTGGCCGGGACATCCGCCGCACTGAGGAAGCGCCGGAGCCGGTCGTCATCGGCAAGCTCCCGCTCCCCCGCCGGGATGAGCTGGGGGACGGTGGCTGCGACCTTCTGGAGCTTCACCAGGTAGCTTGCTGCCTTCTCAAGGTCCTGCGCCCCGCCCTTCTGCCGCCACCGGCTCACGTACTTGGTCCCGGCGCTCTCCAGGTAGCCCAGGGCCGTCTCGGCAGCCCAGTCCCAGTGCTGGTACGCTGCGGCATAGTGGGTTCCGCCAACCTGCTGTACAGTCGTGTTCATCTAATTATCCTTGTTCTGTGGGTCCGCAAAGAGGTCAACCAATTCCACTAACTTGGGGCAACCGGCCCGATTATACAGATTGGAGGCAGAGCGAACCCAATATTTCAAATCCTCGCTGCGGCTGATGTGCTCAATCGTGAGCTCCCGCCGCCTCGGTTTCGTGGGCGTCTGATACATGTAGAGGAGCCGGTTGTGTAGCTTCCCCTTGAAGTCGGACAGCGGGTGTGTGACCTCATTCGGGAACCTTGACCGGAAGGCATCCAAGAGCCCCGGAACCTTCCTGATGCCCTCGCACCAGAGGTCCTCCTTGGTTATGCCCGCCATGCCCAGAGGCATTTTAAGCAACTTCATCTGCCCTACCCGGGACTCAGCAAAGAGGCACGAAACAATCTTGGCGTACCTCAAACGGGGGTCGCGTTCCCAAGGCGTCCGGGGTCCGCTCCACCCCGGTTTGGGCACGTCCCGGTTAGGGCACGGGACATATGGCATAGGTCCATGATGATTCATTCAATAGCTCCCATCCATTTCCAACCCTCCGCACGGAAGTCCTGGATGAAGCTCCAGGCCTCCGGCGGGAGGTCGCCTTCAGCGTTCTTCTTGTCAAACCCGGCGTCCATCTGACGCCGCATCTCGGCAGCGGCCTGGTTGCCCAGGGCCTCCTCATCCCAGCACCACAGCCAGAGGTCCAGGCTGTCCGCAGCGCGCAGCTTGTGCCAGTCCTCCATGCTGAGGGAGTGCTCATCAGGGAGCCGGAGGACCTTCATCACCGCCCGGTCCTCCCGCACCAGCTGCTCCTCAATCCCGAGGCGCTTGATGGCTGGGCTGGGGATGTCCCCTGTGTTGTGCTCCGGGATGTCGTGGAACAGGGCGAAGTCCAGCAGGTCCTGGCGCTCCGGCCAGAGGAGCCGGAGGATCACGCAGACGCCCCAGGAGTGCTGGCCGTTGCGGTACGGCTCCACCTTGGGCCACTGGTGACAGCGCCCGATCCGGCCAGCCTGACGGACGTGTCTGATGCGGTCAGTCAGTTTCATGGCTCACCCCGTCATCCTGGGCGCGGCGCTTGCGCTCTGCGGCCGCATCGCGGTTGTCCAGCCATAGCTCAGCCCCCCCCCGCCAGTCGGTGTGCGCGGGCATCTGCCCCAGAACCTCGCGGGCCGCAGCCGTCCCGTCCTGCTTGTAGGCACGGTGGGCCATGACCATCGGGCAGGCGATTTTGCGGAGGAAGCGGGACCGGATGCCGATGCGGGCGGGGTCGTCAATGAACATCTCCACGTCCTCGCTGAACGCCTCAAGGTTGAAGGAGGCGTCAAACATCGGGCTCGGGAGGATCGCGCCCGAGGCGTAGGGGTCGTCATTGAGCTGAGACGCCTCCACGCCCCAGGGCCACTCCTCCCCGGCCTTCCCCATCGTGGAGAGGTAGCCGTGGAAGTTGTTGCTGACTTGGTAGTAGCGCCCAACAGGGACGCCCACCCCCGCCGCGATGATCTCCTGGAGCACGCTGAAGTGTACCGCGTTTGCCCCGTAGGCACCCCAGACCATGTCGTTGGAGCGGTTGTACACCGTGAGGTTGAGCCGCCCGTCCGTGCCCACGGAGGGCAGGGCAGAGAGGTTGCAGGGTATGTCCCGGCCCCCGTGGTCAGCCGCGTCCTGGTCAGTCTCCACGTCATACATCTGGATGACCACGCGCCGGTCGTTGGGGTCCGCCTTCAGGCGACGGATGGCCCAGGCGAGCTGGTCGCGGTCATCGTCCCCGTTGTCGAAGTGGTGCCGCCAGCGGTGGCCGTAGGCTCCCGGCTGGGTCACGCCCCCGTCATCGCTGAAGTTGACCATGTTTTTCACGAATGCGAGGAGCGGGGCGAGGTCGTTGCGTCCAGCCAGCATCCACAGGCTCTCGTAGAGGTGGAAGAAGGGGTTGGCGTCCCGCCCCGGGTGGAGCATGACGCGCTCCTCTGGGCGCTCATAGACGGTTGTGACCGGGTGGGGGGCAAGGAGGACCGGGCCGTTGCGGCTCTCCCTCTCCACCCCGTCCCGGCGGAGGAGGGCTGCCCCCGCATAGAGGGCATAGTTGACGTTGCGTGCGCCGATGGTGATCATGTGCGGACCTTCCCAGACAGTATTGCGGTGGTGCCAAGGAGGAGCGCCCGGAAGGGGAGCTGCGCCTGGACGCGGAGGAACTGGAGGTGGCGCTGGAACTCAGCCCAGGCAGCGGCCTCCTCCCGGATGGCCTCGCGGGCCTCCGGGGTCATTTCTTCTTCAATGTTCAACTGATTCTCCTTTTCTCAGCTTCCACGGCCCGGGACATACATTGCCCGGGGCCTCCCCTGCCCGGAGCGAGCCCGGAGCAGCTTGTCTGTTTCGCACAGCGCGTTCTGGATGTCGCTCAGGTCGATCCTGGGCACCCAGGGGGCGCGGTGTTCGTCTTGCTCTGCCCAGAGCTCACGCATCAGGGCGAGGCCGGTGGGCTGGTTCAGCGGGGCCTCGGGGGCGAGCCCCATCAGGCGGTTGAGCCCCCGGCGGGAGCCCGGCCCGAGGGCAGACCAGGTGTTGATGTCCGGGGCGTCCCGGAGGTAGCGCGTCCACCGCAGGTCCACCACCACTTGGTAGGCCATGAACGGTCCCCAGCCGATGTAGCGGGGCTGCTGGAAGCGCTCCCAGACGGTCTGAAGCGGTGGAACCCATCCACCGCCGTGGTTGAGGAGGTCTGACCATTCAGCCCGGTCCTCCCAGAGCCGCCCAATCACGATGCGGGCGATGTACTGCTGCTTGGTCCAGCTGTACCACTCCGCCTTCTGGTTGCTCTCCGCCCGGATCATGTAGGCCCCGGTGTAGACCTTCTCCCCGGTCGCGCTCCGGGCGTCCAGGGCGTCCCCGAGCCCCTGCGGCGTGAAAGCGAAGTGCGGGAGGCCCTGCCCGTTGTCGTTGGGCCAGGCGTTGAAGTTGCACTTCACCTCGCCCCGGTTCATGAGGTACTGGAGCGTGGGCGGCCAGTTTATGTAGCGGGCGATGGCGAGCATCAGCCAGAGGTCCGGGTGATCAGCAAACGGCTCCCGGATGTGGCGGTCAATCCACTGCGTCACGCGGTCCAGCTCGCGGAACACGTTGCAAAAGCGGTACTGCTGGAGCACCGGATCATCGGTCAGCGGCCCATCCACCCGAGCAGCGAAGTGGTTGGGGTCGCAATCCTCCAGGTCGCAGTCCTGCGGCACGTGGAGGTCCGCCGGGTCCCGCCCGGCCCGAAGCTCCTTGCGGATGTAGATGGCGTGGCGCTCGTTGACCCACTCCCAGAACGGTTTGCTGTCCATCACGCCTCCCCCATCTCTGCGAGCGTGTCCCGGAGGTCCTGTTCAGCGCGGTCGTGGCGGAGGAGGACAGTGGCGATGCCTGCGGCCTCCATCTTTGCGCGGGTGGCAGCGATTGCCTTGATCTTGTCCCGCACCAGCTCCACCTTGATCTCGCGCTCGCCCCGGTCGGTGGCCCGCTGGCGCTCGCGGATGCGCTCCAGACACAGCTCAAGCGGGGTGTCTAGGTAGGCAACCAGCGTCTTGACCGGGGCGTAGACTGGCCCACGGGCCATGAGGTCAAAGAACTTCACCCAGGAGCCCGCCACCGTGGAGGCCAGGACGCCCTCGCAGATGACGTGCCGGGGGGCCTCCCCCGCCTTCTCCCAGACGCAGGCAGCCGTCACAGCCTCCTGCTGAAGGTCGAATGTCTTGATGGTGTCCATGCCACCGCAGCCCGTGCTGTACTTGCCCACGGCGAGGAAGCCGCCGGGGACGCCCCAGCCCTCAATCGGGGACTTGCGGTTGGGCTCGCGCTTGGTCGGGTTGTGATGCCAGATGAGGTCCACTGGTTGGGCCTCCGGCGTTATCAGGGACCGGGCCAGCGTGGTCTTGCCGCTCCCGTTTGTCCCCCGGATGTTGATGATCATGTTGGCTCCTCCAGGTGCTCAGCGTTGAAGGCGTCCCGGAACTCAGCCCAGTCAGCCTCGGACATCACCAGTGTGCCGATCCCGGCAAACGTCTGGCGAGGGTTGGGGGCGCTGAACACGCGCACGTGGTAGTGCGCCCCCTTCTTCACGTATCGGGTGCGGAACACCATCAGCCCACGCGCTCCCGCGTCATCCGGGTGAGGTCCATCCGCCGCTCATTCCAGTCCATCCAGGGGCGGATGCGGTCCCGCCAGTGGGTGTGTGTTTCGTACTCGGTCCAGGCCGCATTGAATTCGTCAACAGCAGCTCTGAAGCGCTCCTCCGGGGTGGGCGCTGGGGTGTCGGGCTTGCGCCGGAACCATCCGAAAAGTCTCATCTTGGTGCTCCATTTCTAGGGGTTGTGGTCCCCCGAGACTATCCCCGGGGGAGGGGCCGGTCAAGCGCCGGGCGTTGGGTAGTGGTTGAGAAGCTCTGTTGCGCCCCAGCGCTCCAGCTCCTCTCTGTGATGGGTGGTGTCCTTCCCGATCCAGTAGTGACCACCCCGGGCGGACTTCCACTTGCACAGGACTGTCTCAACCTCCTGGACGTTCACCCTGCGGTCCCCCGCCGGTGGCGCGTCCTGCTCCGCATACGCCTCAAGGAGGTGGGCAGTGACCTCCTGTGGGGAGAGGCCCCCGAGGAGCGGCCCAGCCATCTCTGCGCCCTTCCTCGGGTCGCGGTACATGGAGGTGATCGTTGTCGGGAAGTCAACCGGGACCCCCAGAACACGCTCCAGCATGTCTGCTGCCTTGAAGGCAATCCACGGCCCGAACTGCGGCCAGCTTGCGACCTCCAGCTCAACGGCCCGGAGGTTGATCTGCCCAGGGAGGTCCTCAAGGCTCCGCACCGCGTCCTCGGGCCGGGGGAAGCGCTCCCGCAGCCAGGCCACACTGTCGACACACTTCTGTCCCCGCCAGTGGCGGCGCTCTGCGGCCCGGGGCCACCGGGCGTCGGGTCCAACCTTCAGGGCAGCCGGTCCCGTGCTGTCGCCGTTCTCCGCTGCCACGTCCAGCCAGTCCCAGAAGCTCGTTGCGCTGGTGCGGCTGGCGAGGAAGGCGCTGGCCCCCACGCTGTAGCAGCACCAGTATGCGAGCATGTAGCGCCGCACCCAGTCCCGGCGCTCAGTCTGGTTCTGTCCCCCGTCTTGAATGTAGCCGTGGAGGCCCGTGTACAGTGGGTCGTGGTCGTGGGTCCTGATGAGCTCTCGCCCCCAGGCAACCGGGTCGTCAAGCAGGTTCTCACCAGGCTTCATTCGGCATTCCTGATCCATCTTTCTCATCTCCATTTCTAAGGCAGGTGGCGCAGGTGTGTCCCCAGCCGTCTGCGGTTTTGTCAAACTTGTACCCCTCAGAGGCAGCCGCCTCCCGGGCCTCGTCAAAGTCCTCTCCCTCCACGTAGTCGCTACAGTGGTCGCAGAGGATTAGGACTGCTCCATGCTCCCTCTCAATTGCCACCTCAATCCTCCTGTGATGCTGCCCAGGAGAGGAACGCCAGCAGGGCCGGGTTGTCTCCAAGGAGCGTTATTGACCAGGACGCGAAGAAGCTCACCATGAACTCCTCGGGGTACAGGTCGTCATCGGCACCGGGGAGCGCGTGGAGCGCCCCGATGTCGAATGCTGCGTGGAGGCACTCGTGCCACAGCGTCTCTGCTGCCTGCCGGTGCCCCCGGGTCGTGTCCACCTTGATCTCATTCGCAATGTGATCGCAGTAGCCGTACTTGTGTTCAGCGGCAGCCACCTCCGGGTCCCAGTCAATGACCCTGAAGCGCTTCCAACCCACCTTCACGCTCGCCGGGAAGGGCGGACGCCCGGCGCTCATGGGCGAGCCTCCCGGCACGAGGACCAGGAGCCCGGCCCCGCCCGGGAGACCATCGCATCAGCGAGCCCCTGGGCAAAGTCACAGGACTGGAACTGGGGGAAGGCGCGTGTGCTCTCCTCGCAACCCAGGGGGCCGCAGAGGAACAGCGTCAGGATGATCCCGCTCATGGCTGCGCCTCCCGGTCATAGGCGGAGTGCTTGAAGTCCTTCATGCGGTTGGACTTGGCAGCCCCGAACAGGAGCGAGCCGCAGGCCCCCCGGCCCTCCGGGTCCCCGTCTGCGCAGGACAGACAGCCCGAGGGCGGGCACT